CGCCCGCCTTTCCCGCCTCCACCAGGCGTTCCAGTCCATCGGTGTACATCTTCCACAAACGCGACCCTAGATCGGAGGTCGGGCCCGCCCCCACGCTCTCGGGGAACATGCCCATGTGAGCCATCGCCGCCGCGCCAATTGCGTTCAGGCGCGTGACGGTGCTGAGGAGGGTGGCGGGCGCGGTGATCGGCACGGTGTAGCCCGCTGCCGAGAGCACCGTATCTATCTCGCCGGCCACGTCCTCCAGCAACTGTTCCACCTGTCCGGCGGTTGGCTTGCTGGTCTCGCTGTAGACCGCGCGCGGGTCCTGCTCTTGCACTCCGTCTAGGGTCGCGTATGCCACTAGATCACTCCTAGCCGTTCACAACCTTCGCGGCGTACCACCAGATACCCACGCCCACCGCGCACCGGGCGTCCACTCCGTAGAGCAGCTCCCGCCGAATGAAGTTCGCGTAATCATCGGCGGCGTCCAGCGCCACAAACTCCGGCGCCTTGCGGTTCTGGTAGATCAGCGCCTTCATAGCGCCCTTGGTGCTGAAGGCATACCAGTCGTTGGCGTCCGTCAGCTCCGGGGCGACCATGATGTCACAGATGCCCTGATAGATGTTGGTGTCCCCGCCGCCGGTCAGGGCCGCGTTGAGAGCCATCCGCATCGGAAATTCTAGCTCTGCCGGCACCACCACCAGATCGGGAGTGATGTTCAGGGGGCGGCCGTGGTCGTCCTGGAACTCGCGCATCGCGCCGAACGCCGCGCCCAGGTCCGCCTGCAAGTTGGCCACTGCAGTGCCCGTACCGGCGAGCAGGTTATCCCCGCCGCTGTGATCATCGGCAAACAGCGCCTTGCCGTCGTACCCGGTATCGCTCGTGCCCGCGACAATCTTGGCCATCACCAGCTCACGCGGGTACCGGGCCGCCTCCATCGCCAACTGCCGGACGCGCGGCAGGATCATCCCCAGCCGGTTGTCGTCCAGCGCGTTCCGGTCCACCGCTACGGTGGCCTCATAGTGTTTGTTAGTGAGGCTGAAGGACTCCTCGGACAGGTCGCCCAGGAGCCGCTCATCCACCCATTCCGACATCTTGGGCACGCTGCCCAGCCACTCATACGTCTCGGTGAGGGTGGAGCTAGGCACCTCCATCACCAGGCGCTGCCACGGATCGGCATTCTGTGCCGCTTCAAAGCTCTGCAGGTACACCGCCTTGAGGTTGGTGTACATCGCACTCAGGAAGTCTCCCGTCACAACAGGCATAGTAGCCTCCTAGTTAGGTCTGGTCGGAGCCGCTTAGGCTACCGCCTCTACAGTGTGCGCCAACACGATCAGCAGCACGCCCTCGCCCTCGTCAAACGCGGTCACACTCGCCGCCTCCACCGAGATCGTGTCGGAATCATCGAACGCGTTATTGCCCGTGATGGCGGTACCCGCAATGACCTTGCCCAGCGTCAACGTAGCGCCGCCCGACGCCGAGGTCAGGCTCACCACGCCGCCCGTGACATCGGTCGTGCCGATCTCCAGGTTCAGCGTCGCCAACTTGTCCGCCGTGGTAGCCGGGTCGGTGACGACGAAGTCCATCTTCTCGATAGTGCCGGCGAACCCCGGCGTGAAGGTCGTCACGACATCGCCGTCAGCCTTCACCGCCGCCAGCTTCACCGGAATGCTCAGGATGCTTCGGTCGGCAGCCGCGGCGGTGGCCGGCGCGCCGTACTCCAGGTCAACCCAGCAGCTCGTGGCGCTGTCGACTTGAATGATGCGGCCCACGTATACGCCGTTGCCCGCCGTCTTGGTCACGGTAGCGCTGTCGGCGACATACACCCGCTGTCCCACGTCGGCGACGGTGGCGGTGGCCGGGATCGCAAACTTGAAGATGCCCCGGCGGTAGACCCGGATGACCTGCCCCGCCGTGCCGCCCTCCATCGCCACGCCCATGAACACCACACTAGCGGCGTTCGCTGCCGGCACCGCGTAGCCCGTGGAGTCCACATTCACCAGCGAGCCCTTGTAGATCGTGGTGCCCGCCTTCACCGTGAGGGCAATGATCTCGCCCTCGTATCGTTCAACCTGCCTATCCGCACTCAGTGCAGTCACTGTATGGTCTCCTTAGCTCTACTTACTATGCGCGTCAGCCGCGCCTAGCGGCCCTTCGCCTTCAGCAGATCGGCCTCGCTGATGCCCAACTGCCGCCCGAGGTTGACCTCGGCTTCGGTCAGCTTGGTGTCACCGGTATCAGCGCCGTTGTCCGATCCCCGCTCGGTGAGGTCGACCACTACCGGCAGGGTGTCCATAAGCGTAGCGAACCGCTCCGGCTCGTTCAGCGCCATCTCGGCGGCCCACGCCTCGCGCATCGCCGGGGTGAGCTTCCCCTCCTGCTCGTACTTGGCGAGCAGTGCATCGCGACTGGCCTCGCCCAGCTGCCGCTTCAGGTCGTCGCGCTCGGCACTCACCTCGGTGAGCCTGGCCGTCACCGTGTCTCGCTCTTCCAGCACTATCGTGCGGTTGTCGCGCAGCGCCTTCACGGCAGCGAGCACGTCGGCGTTCTCGTCCAGCTTGAGCAGAGTCCTGATCTGCTCTTCCATGGTGTTCTCCTTCCGGGACTTCACCCCGGTATCTGCTACTGGCGCTGCCGCTCGGGGCTTTGCCGCGTCGGATGCCAACAGTGCCTGGCTCACCTTCTCGGAGAGAGCCAGTGGCTGCATACCCTCGACGAACGGTCGGTTCGTGATGGCCATCGCCAGAAGCGTCGGGCCGCGGTCTGTGCCGTCGCCCTTGTCCTGGTAGGCCCACGCGAACTCCGCGCTCGTGAACTGATACTCCCGCCGACGGATGGCCTCGGCGGCCTCGTCCGTCCACTCCACCTGCGCCCAAAGCTCACTGCCGCCCCGCACCTCGAGTGCTGTGATCCAGCCCGCCGCCCGCCCGCTCTGGTCGCCGTGGTTGTAGTCCACCACCAGCCGCGTCGGCGGGATCGGCCGCACTCCGTTGGTGAAGTTGGCCACCATGTTCTGCAGCGTCTCGGTCGTCACCTCGAACTCGCCGTAGCTCGGGTGGCTGAAGTGCCCCACACGAAGGACTTGCGCCCACGACTGAGAGACATCGGCTAGGCTAAGAACGATGAACCTGTCCATGGCTATCCTCACCGTACCGTCGCGGGCTTCTCGCCCTTGAACACCAGAATCCACACACACCGGCAGCGATCCCCGCCCAGGCACTCCGGGTTCGGCGGCATGTATTCCTCGTAGCGGGGGTCATCAAGGCTCACTTCGAGCCCGTCCAAACCTGCGCATACCTCGCACACGCGCCGGTCGAGGATGGCGCTGTACTGGGCATACTCGATCTCGTCACGGATGCTCTCCGCCGCGTCCCGCCGCCCAAAACTGATTGCCTCACCGACGCTAATCTGGGCACTCTTGAGCAACTCCCGCGCGCTCAGCGTCTCCATCACCGCCCGCAGCGCATCCACGTCTAGGGTGCCCGTTTTGATCTGGTCTAGTGACTCCCACACCAGCGCCGCTACCAGCCGCAATCCGAGCAGTTGAGCTGCCGCGCGGGCCTTCGCTTCCAGGTACGGCTGGGCACTCACCGGGTCAGCCAGAGTCAGCGGCGCTTCCGCCGGCTGGGCGGTCTTTCGCCACCGCTCCCATAACACCCCGTCATAGCCGCGCCGATAAAGGTCAGTGAGCACGCCGGTCAGCACGCCCGCCATCTCCGCCTTGTACGGCGTGCTGAGGTTAGTTACCTTGTCCGGCTCGCGGCTCTCGACGAGCGGCACTGCCAGCTCAACAAGCCGGTCGATCTGCCGCGCTGCCACACTCTCCGCCGCCCGCACGTACGCCGCCCGGCCCTCTTCGACAATGTTGTCGATCTCTTCTAGGAGCATCCGGTCTTCCGTCGCCCGCAATGGTCGCCAGAACGGCTCCTCGTTGAGCTGGTGGGTGTGTCCGCAACTGTGCGGCTCGGAGAGCGTCGCTTCAGCGTCTGCGCGCTGCTCGTCAGCATCGTCTTCTTCGTCCGCATCGGGCGCGGGTGGCGACGGCTCCGGCTGTGGAGGCTCTGGCGCGGTTGGCGCGGGCGTTACCACCTCAAGCGTATCTGGTGCTTCCGGCAGCCCGTACAGGTCGCGGATGGTGTCGCGCAGCCCCTCGTCCACCACGATCGCCCCGCTGCTAATCAGCTTCTGAATGGCGTCGCCGTACGTAAACAGGTCGCGCTGCTCCAGCTTGGAGTAGGCCAGCCGCGGGTACTTGTCCTGCGGCCCCCAGTTCACGTTTACTAGCGGCTTGATGGCATAAGTGTTCATCACGTCGGTGATCTGGTTCGCCACCGCCTGCAGCGCCATCAGGAAGAAGCTGCTCTGGTCTTCACTGAGTGCATACGAGCCGGTCTCGGTACTGCCCAGGTTGATAAACTGCGCCAGGATGCTGCGGGCGATCATCACATCGTGGTGCTGAATGGAGTCCTTCAGTGACACGACCGACTGCGTAGGCCGGTCGATGCCCACCATGGAGAACTCCTCCCAGCAGTGCTTGCCCACCACGTAGCTGCGCTCATGGGCGTGCAATGACTGGAGAATGTCCGCTGCCTCCTCGTAGTCCTCCACCGCCGCCTCGGCGCTCATCTTGACGTAGGGCACCCCCACGCCGTGGCGCTCCATGGCGATCGCGTCCACCCGGTACATGTTGTCTTTGTAGTACCAGTGTTTGTAG